TGTATATATTGCCATTTTTGATTACCTATATTAAAAAAGTTTTGTATTAGGCTAAGAGTTCATTAGGCTTTCAATAACGCTTTTAGCATCATTTACATGACCAGTTTTCCTTAACCTTGCTCTTTGTGCTTTAACTTTATCGCTAGATATTTCGCCTTTAGTTGGAGGTGTGCCAGGCTTTTGAACCTTTGGTACAACTTTAACTTTTTTATTAGAAATCTTGGCTTCTAAAAGATTTTCATACAACATAGCTTTGTGCAAGACATCTACAGACCTAGCATCAATTAAGGTATCAACTTCCTGTGGAGTAAATCCTTTTTTAACCGCAAAACTTTTTATATTTTGTTTAAGTTTTGGGCCTTTATCAGGGTCGTTCCACTCAGGTAGCCTTTGTACCATAATTTCTTGCTGTCTGCCAAGTTCTTGTTGCCACTTAGCTTCATGCTCTTGCTGTTGTTTATAAGCAAGATTTTGTTGTTCTTCTTTTGCCAACCTTTGATTTTCTTGTATATCTCTAAACTGATCACGCTTTAGCATATATTCAGTTGGGTCTTCTTCCTTGAGTTTAGTCCAATCAATAGCTTTAAACTCATCGAGTTTTTTGTTTGATTCAACATTAAATTGTTCAAGTTGCGATAAGTAACGCTGTCTTTCTTGTTGAGTCGCAGCTAATTCTTGTTCAGCTTGTTTACGTTGCTCGGCCAATACTTGACTTTTTCTTGTGTAATCAGCGTGTCTACTGTAACCCGCTTGAAGTTCATCGAGAGTAACCTCAACATCTTTACCATCTACTTTAATGGTGTATGTACTAGGTGTCTGACTTTCTTCTGCTTGGTCTTGGTCTACTAAGTCATCAGCAGTTAACCCATCAGGATTATCTGCTTCAGTTTCAACTGATTCGGACTCCATGTCCTGTGCAGAAACTTCTTCCGTTGTTTCTGTTTCTTCTTGGTCTTCTGTGTTTTGCTCCTCATTTGGAGTACTCATCATACCTTGAAGTGCTGCTTGTGCTGATCTTACATCAGTTACAGGCACACCACTATTAGTGGATTCTTTTACAGGGATATCATCTTTTGCCATGATTATTTACCTCCCTTTAATTCTTTTTCAACTATCTTTCCATTTTCCATAGTATTAACAAGAACATTTTGAGCTGTTAAGACTCCTCTTAATGAAAAATATAGAGATTCTCTTTTACTAGATTCTTCTATATCAGTTCTTATCCATTGTTGAAAGATATCATTTTGGATAACTTCATAAGATTTTATCAAGAGAGGGTCTGTTAATAACCTCTCAGCATCTTGTCCTTCTTTAATTGCACTTTCTTTATCTGCCATTTTCCGCTCCTATTTGGTTGATTCTATCCACAATATATGTGGTTATAGTTTTTCTCCCAGCGAGATACCCATGAATATCATTCTTAGGAATAGATGTTTTCAAGTGTAACTCATTTACTGAAATACGATATTTCAACATTAATTGTTGTAATTCTGTTTTAGTAAGTTCTGATTTTTCTGTTGTTTTAACCAATTATGTTTTCTTCTTAGGTTTCTTTGCAGTTTTAGCTGCTCTTTTAAATTGTGCATCAGTTGGCGCTCCTTTAGCACCTTTCTTTCTCATTTTTTCTTTAGAGCCTGCTTTAATTCTTTTTCTTTTTGCATGAATGTTTGCGTATAGTCCTTTTTTAGCCATTATTTACCTACCATTTTCATTGCTAATGTGTGTGCTTGTGTAAAGGTTTTACCCTTATTCATTTCCTTACGCATAAAAGCCATATGCTTTGCAGTATGATGTTTTTTATGTTTTACAAGAGTTGCTCTTTGTAATTTAGTTAACATTTGCCTTTTTTCTTTTTACCTTTCTTTGGTTTTTTATATCCGTACATTATAGTAACCTCAATAAGTTTGTGAATTTGTCTGTCATTAAAATAAATATAACTAAAGCTCCCCAAATAACATATTTAAACCTAAAGACTTCTATTTTTACATCTCTCATATCTTTTTCAATATGTTGGAGATGATTCGTTTTAATATCATAGATATCTTTTTTAATAAGTTCTATTTCTGTATTTAACTCGTTTAAATCTTTCATGGCACTAATGGTAGTTTTTTTCTTTTAGGGTAAATATTTAAAGCTATTGCTACAGCTTGTTTTTGTGGCTTGCCTTCTTTCTTTAAAACTTTAATTTTTTTAGAAACTAATTTATTTCTTTCAATTTTTCCATGACCTGAATATGTTGGATATGACATTATTTTGGTCCTATCCCAACAGGTCTATTTTGAGTTGCTTCTAAAGCGAGTTCAGCTTCGTTTAATTCTAACTGAGATTTTTTGATTAAAAGTTCTTGTTGTTTTAAAGCAAGATCAACAGATGCTTCTTCTTTTTTAAGTTGTAATTCTTGAGCTTTTAATTCTGTGTCTATTTTTACTTCTTCGGCCTGTAATTTAAGTTTTTGTAATTCTATTTGACCTTTTTGATTAGCAATTTTTTCTTCAACAGTTGGCTCGGGCGGTGCTTTAGGTGGCATAACAGATGGATTAGATATAAATTGATTTGGATTTTTATATCCTGATTGAGCTATAAATTCGCTTACTGCATTGTATATATTTTGTGGCGTAACCAATGTTCCCATTCCACCATTTTGAACAAGTTGTTGCATTATTTGCATAATACTGTTTATGGTTTGAGTTTTGCTTTGCTGGCTTCCGCTTCCAATTCCAACATTAACTGTACAATTTAATTTTTCTTTCCAACGAGAAACATCTATTGGAACAAATTGTCCGTTTAAATATGCTATTTTTTTTCTATCTTCATATCTTTGTACTAAAGCATATATATTTCTGAATAAATCTTTAATACCTGTTTCTGCAAATATACGAGCAATTAATTCTACTCTTTGCATAGCAGACTCAGTTGCAGCGCTTACTGCTCCTGATGTTACATGAGATGTTAATACATCAGGGTTTAAACCTTGTGTCATTTTAGATACACCTGACCTTTCTTCTTTTACTTGATCTAGGTACTTAACCATTTCAAAAGCAAAAGGTTGTATTTGTGGTGTAGGTAAAGCTGTAACAGCTCCTGGCGCTCTCATTCTAACAATTCCGCCTGGTTTTGAAGATAATAAATCATCTAGCTCAACTTGACCTGCTAATACAGCGTATCTTGAATTGTTTGTTAAATACATATTGTCAAGTAAATTTCTAACAATAGTAGATTTAATTAACTGTATATCTTGTACTGTGTCAGCAATACTCATGCCATGAAACTTGTGTGGAATAGGTAATGGACAAATTGTTGAGAAAGGAATTGATTCTATTTCCTCATTATCTAATATTATATTACCGCCCTTGGTAATTTTTCTTAGTTCTGCTACACCATCACCATCGTAGTCAATATGTATATAACATTCTTCTAACCAAATTTTTCTTGATGGCCCGCTACCCTCATCTGCTGGCATTGAATCATCATCAAAGCTAAATCTTGCTATTCTTTCCTCGTTTAACTCAGCATTTGACTGTGTGTAACTAGGTAATTCATCAACTATTGACTTAGGATATCCTTCTAAAATTAGATCAGATACTGTTTTTTTAACTCTATGACAGACAAAACTAGCATCTTCGATAGAAGTTGCCCTTCTTGATATTAAAAATTCTTCAGGCGGTACAGATACTACTTTAACTTGTCCGTAATTTTTTGTACATTTAACTTTAACATCGTGTTCTAAAACAGCTTCTGAAATTTGAGTTCCATAATCATCTGTTTGAGCTTTTTGTATAATAGTTTCTGTGTGTTCTATAACCTCAAGATCATCATTAGCTAGGATTGATTGATACTCAATCTCAGTTAGGTTCGTGTATGTTTCTGTTGTAACCTCTTTTTTTTCTTCCCAAAAATGCTTAATGACTCCTGTCTTACTTATTAACGCATCTTTAAAAGCATCATACAATATTTTAAAACCATTATTTTGTTTGCTAAAAACATAATTAACATAGTCTGTGGCTTGTTTAGCCATTTTTATATCTTCAGGGCCTTGTGGCTCGAACTCAGCAACATTGTTATGTGTAGTAAAGATACGCATAAGGCTTGGCATAATGTATTCGATAGTATCTCTTACATCAGTTGTAACAATCTCAGAACGACCCTCTATCTCGTTACCAAAAGGTTCTCCGAGATAATACTTCATAGCATCTTCTCTTTGTTCTGAAAGCTCAGTATTGAAATCGCCTGAAGCAGACTCTATTTCATTACTTAGTTTCGATGCTAATTCATCATCGGTCATTTTTTTAATTTTAGCCATTTATTTTTTTACCTTTTTTTGCCAAATCTATTTTTATATGCTTTTTCTAATC